ACGAAAAAGCAAAAATGGAGTCCTGGTGAAGAAGCAAGCATTCCTGAACCGCCAGAATTGACCGAGCTTGAAAAATTAACACAAGATTATGCGGACTTAATGCTTTATGTAGCAGAAGTCGAACAGAAGACGGAACAAACGCAACAAGATAATGCAAACTTACTATTATCTTTGGCGGAGGCAGGTGCTTTGTAATGATTAATTGGTATGAAAAAGTGAAAGATTATTTTTTAGGCGGCTACTATACTGAAGCAGATGTTAATAAATTCGTTACTCTAAAAAAGATAACGAGATCACAAGCAGATGAAATAATCGCTATGAAAGAAGCAAAAGCCGAATAGGCTTATTTTTTATGTTGAAAATAGGGGATGGTTGGGATGTATGAAGGCTTAACGAAAGTATTTGATTATGCTTTAGCAAAAGAAATGTTTTTCGCGGCGCTATTTGTCGCACTGTTTATTATTTTGTTGATTATTACTAAAAGAATCTGGGATGACTCAAAAATAGTAAGAGTAGAAATGAAAGAAGAGCGGGACAAAATGGAAACAGAGCGGGAGAAGCGGGATAAAGAATCGAAAGAAGAACGAGATAAGTTTATTAGTACGATGAACGAACAACAGCGTTTAATGGACAAGCAAAATGACATGATGGGGCAACAGCAACAGTCAATTGATAGTTTGTCAAAATCGGTCGGTAAATTAGCACATAAGGTAGATTTACTAGAACACAAAATTACAAAATAAAGGATGATAAAAATGGAATTTGGAAAAGAGTTACTAGTTTATATGACATTTTTAGTAGTTGTAACGCCTGTTTTTGTGCAAGCAATTAAAAAAACAGAGCTAATTCCTTCGAAATGGCTTCCAACAGTAAGTATTTTTGTTGGGGCCATTTTAGGGGCCTTAGCGACATTTTTAGATGGTTCTGGATCGCTTGCAACAATGATTTGGGCAGGTGCATTAGCAGGAGCTGGCGGAACCGGTTTGTTCGAACAATTTACTAATCGAGCTAAAAAATATGGAAAGGATGATAAATAATGGCATTAACAGAGGCATGGCTAATTGAAAAAGCAAATCGCAAATTGAATGCTGGGGGAATGTATAAAATTACATCGGATAAAACACGAAATGTAATTAAAAAAATGGCAAAAGAAGGTATTTATCTTTGTGTTGCGCAAGGTTACCGCTCAACAGCGGAACAAAATGCGCTATATGCACAAGGGAGAACCAAACCTGGAGCAATTGTTACTAATTCCAAAGGCGGGCAATCTAATCACAACTACGGGGTAGCTGTTGACTTGTGCTTGTATACAAATGACGGAAAAGATGTTATTTGGGAGTCAACAACTTCCCGGTGGAAAAAGGTTGTTGCTGCTATGAAAGCAGAAGGGTTTAAATGGGGCGGAGACTGGAAAAGTTTTAAAGACTATCCGCATTTTGAACTATGTGATGCTGTAAGTGGTGAGAAAATCCCTACTGCAACACAAAACACTAATACAAATTCAAATCGTTACGAGGGTAAAGTCATTGATAGCGCACCACTGCTACCGAAAATGGACTTTAAATCATCACCATTCCGCATGTATAAGGTAGGAACTGAGTTCTTAGTATATGATCATAATCAATATTGGTACAAGACATACATTGATGATAAACTTTACTACATGTATAAAAGCTTTTGCGATGTTGTAGCTAAAAAAGACGCAAAAGGTCGCATCAAAGTTCGAATTAAAAGCGCGAAAGACCTTCGGATTCCAATTTGGAATAACACAAAACTTAACAGCGGGAAAATTAAATGGTATGCACCCAATGTAAAACTAGCGTGGTACAACTATCGAAGAGGATATTTAGAGCTTTGGTATCCGTCAGACGGCTGGTACTACACAGCTAACTACTTCTTGAAATAAAACTATTGCCCTCGCTTTTGCGGGGGTTTTTGGTCGAGTAGACACATCAACAAACATCTGTTCCAATTGATATTGATTGTAATAAGAGGTTATAATGACATAAAAACGTTTTATTGGGAGCGGGTGTTTATTACGATTGACGTAGAAAATATATTAGAGAAAGTTGGAATTGGTAGTACAAATCCCTTTAAAGTTAAAGCCTCCGATGGTAAAATTTATGTAATAAAAATTAAGAATGATGCTTGTGACGGAAAAACTTTGTTAAACGAACTAATAGCATATAGGTTAGCTAAGCTTCTAGATTTACCAATATCAAATTGTTGTTTGATAAATTTGAAAAAAGAACATATTGAGGATAATATTTTCAATATGGATGGTATTAATTGTGTGGAAGGAATTGGCTTCGCAAGCGAATATATGCAAGGTAATACTAGAATAAATGCTGGTATGTTAAAAAGTATTATAAATGCAGAAGATATTCCAAGTATTATCTTATTTGATCAAATAATTTTAAATACCGATCGTTCAGAAAATGATGGGAATTTATACTATGACAAAAGAACAAAAAAACTAATGATTATTGATCACTCACATATATTTGGAGGATGGTCAACTTGGAACGTACATCAAATTAGGGCTTTAATAAAAGAACCGCCTGCAGTAATAAATAACTTAGTAGGGAAGAACTATCATTTTTTTATTCCATACGTTAGCGGTCATAGCCCTTTTAATAAAATAACAAAGAAAATAGATCATTTAGCCGGAGAAATAGATGGACTTTTTGAAGATATTCCGATAGAATGGAGTATTGATGAAGAGGAAATAGCAGTAACAAAAAAATTTATTAGATATCAACTAGAGAATTATGCTGGTATACTTCAACAGTTAAAAGATGTATTTTATTTATGGAAAGGAGCATGTTGAAATGGAAAATTTTAAATTAAATTATGCTGTTCTTCAATACATGCCTGATCCTATCCGAAGAGAGGCCATTAATGTAGGAGTAGTTTTTCATTGCCCAAGTAGAAATTGGTCAGAATTTTGTCCTATTAAAAATAAAAGTAGGCTAAGGTCATTTGATGATGAGTATGACAAAGAATATATTGACATGATGTTCGACTCATTTGACTATGAGTTTAACTCGCACATTATAGATGAGTACCCAGAGCGGTTTAATAGAATAGAAAATGAAAACTTTTTAAAAGAAAACATTAAGTTTTATGTCAATGAGTTTCGATTCCTTCCAGTTGAGTCAATTCACACAAATGATTCAGAGTTTTGGAATGATATACGAGATGTGGAAAGAACATTTTTGTACTATGATAAACCTAAATCAGAAAGAATATCTTCTAGAGATGTTAGAGAGTTGTTAAGGAAAAATCTTGCAAATCATAATATTAAAAATCAAATCAAAAACTTAGATGTAAGATGTGAATTTGGTAGCAAAAAAGTTTTTGATTTTATGTATGAAAAGAACGTTTTTAAAGCTATTTCTTTTGATAAACAAAAAAGTGGGCAATTAGCTAATGAGCTCAAAATAGTTTGTTATGATATCCTTACTAATAGAGAAAAATTAAACTCTTATAAAATCAATTTAATTGTTGATAATTCTATTATACTGAATAAAAAGTTAGGAAATAATTCAGATGTGTTTTTGGAATTCAAAGAGAAGATAACAAAAGAGGCTGAAAATGTAAAGATATACACATTGTCAGAATTTGGAGAACGCATGATTAGCAATAATTTTTAACCACCCTAACCTCAACGTTAGGGCTTTTTTTACGCAAAAAATACCCCGAAAAATTATTCGAGGTTGCTGTTATTTTCATTTATTTTTAAAGGGATGTCAAACAGCTAATAGTTGAATGAAATAATTGAGTGAACGATAGTATCGTTCATGTGAATATTATTGCATAGATTTTTATGTAATACAACACTTTTTAATGCTTGATATTAAGAACATTTGTTCGTATAATGTTAGCAAGAGGTGAAGAATATGTATAACTTATTTGATGATATTTTAGAACATTCAATAGTGTTAGCGGATGCTCTCAAACGCAATTGGTCAATAGAAGTACTGTTTTTAAAGAACAATCATCACGTGCGATACAAGTATGTCGTGCCTGTAAACATCGACAACAAAAAACACATTGTATCACTTGAACGCTTTGACGAGCGAATAATTGATATTAATTTAGAGGATATTATTAGTTGTGAGGTTATGACATGAGACCATATAGCTTTAATGATTTTAAGTATATTTGTTATATAGAAGGGAAGGAAGGGGCAGTAAAAAAATTATTTAGCGGACTAGCGTCACAAAAAGTACTAAATAAGTATGTCAAAGAATATGAAATATCTGATATATACATTATTTACAAAGCAGTAATACTAAATAAAAAGTCATGAGGTTATAGATTATATAACTTTTTTGACTATCATTTTGACTATCATTTTAAAAGAAAGTTTAGATAAGTGCCAGGAAAGAAGAAAAAATAAAACCTCTGAAACAGCTATTTAAAGCTTCTTTCAGAGGTTTATAGTAATTAATAGAAAGTGACAGAAGAGTAATTTTTCGTCCCCTTCAGCCGGACTTGGGTATTTCTCCATGTTGATATCCAATGTTTCGAGGATGTTTGAATGTTTTTGACTATAAAATCAATTTCAACAGATTTTATTTTAGCATAAAATTAGGAAAAAGAGAAGCAGTGGAATCTTTCTTTTCTTGCGTGACATGAGTATAAAAATTAGAGTATGAGATTATTATTACAAGCATATTTATTAAGAATCAATAATTTTTAGGTTTAATGAATAATTATACTGTTTTATTCACTTGGATTTTATGGAATATGATAAAAAATTAAATAAATAAGGATTTTTACATAAAAAACAACTTATGCATCAGTTAAATATGTATTTTTTATGACACTTAGGTAGCAGGCTGCATAAATAATGAATAACAAGCTAAAGTGTGGCTTTTTTTGCAAAAAAAATCACAAAGTTACACAATATGTGTAAGAATAAGTATCAATAACCCTCACTTTTGGTCGTTCACGACAAGAATCGGGCATTTCATTACATTTTTGGTTATACATTGGCTTTTCATGATACATTACATGTGTAAGACATATAAAGGAGATGGTACATAAATGGAAATGAAAAAACTTATTAAATGCACTGCACCAATCTTTATTGCTACGCTCATTATTTTGCCTGTTTCTCCGTCTATTTCAGCATTGGCGAATGAGACCTCAGAGATTAGCGAAGGGATTAATGCAACAGAAAAAACAATTGAAACAGAAGAGCTTGTCGTAGAAGAAATTAGTAATGATGAATATCAAGTACTGGATAAAGAGACAAATGAAACAACTTCAATTGAATTTTCAAAAAATCATATGCAATCTACTATTACAAATCCAGATGGCACTATAGACACAATGATTAAAAAGGATAACTTAATTTACCTAAATGGTGAAGTTATAGGTGAAGAGGTAAAAGAAGAATCGAGACAATTATTAAAAGCCTCTGCTTATAAATATGTTACGACGTTTAAAACAAAAATGTCACTAAAGAAAACAAGTGCATCTATTGCAGTGTCATTAGCTGGTTTGCTTGGAGGACCCGTTGGAGTATTTAGTACAGTAGCAGGTATGCTACTAACATTGAAATCTTATGCCCCGAGTAAAGAGGTTTATATAAAAATTAAACAATATTATAATAGTTACTCAAGGGAAATAAAAAATGATTATTCTATTTATAAAAAATCTAACTATACTGGACTGCTTAAGACATTTACACATAAATATCGTCCGTACGGTTGA